TATGCTCAGCTTACATAAAACAGCTGGCAAAACAAACTTCGAGGAAACGAGACAACTCTTTGTTAACGGAGTCCTCACCGAATCGCTTGACGACGGAACGCCAAAGTACTACAATAGTAACATCCTCTCCAGATACTTCAGAAAAGATTATTATGAAACTTGATACGACTGATGAGATTGTTGCTCATGCTAGAGAATGGGCTATTGATAGAGTAGAATCAGCAGAATTGGTAGGTGATAAGATTGCCTTGTATGCAGAGTTTGAAGATTGGATTGAATTGGATGACGTGGAAAACATCGAAATTATTTCTATAGAAAAGGAACCTGAAAATGAAGATAGGATTTAATTGTAGTTCTTGTGATTTATTTCATGCAGGACACGTTACAATGATGAAGATGGAGAAGCAGTTGTGTGACTACCTTATAGTTGCACTTCAGGTGGATCCTACGATTGATAGACCTGGTGTGAAGAATAAACCAGTTCAATCAGTCTATGAAAGGTATGTACAACTACAGGGATGTAAGTATGTTGATGAGATTCTAGTCTATGAGACAGAGGCTGATCT